CTTCAAATTACTCTTACCAAATGAAAATTTATGAAATCTCTTATATCTATTAACTTTTGAATTATAATAAGAATATGATGGTTTTAATATTGAAACCAACTTAAATCCCAAATGAATATACATATTATTATTCCCATCAATTGTCCATCTTCTATCAGCAAAACTTATGATACTTTTTGGTGAATAATTAGCAATAAATTGTTTTAATATTTTGGATGCCAACCCACTAATAATATATCCATCTCTCGTTGAATATCTACTTAATTCATACTCACCATCAACATTGTTTGTCATATTTCTTTTGGAATTAAAAGTCATAACCCCAACCAATATATCATCATAGTAAGCCCCATAAAATATATCAGATTTATCATTTCCTTGAATATGATAATTCTCCAAAAAATATGACTTATCCTCCTTATTTATTTTTTTAATAATTGTTTTCCTAGCCCCAATTTTAATTCCATCATTAACCCCAAGAATATGTTTAAGTTTTGATTTAACCAGTTCCTTATTAATCATCCACTCATCTTCAAATATATGAATTAATTTATAACCCAACTGATTACAATCCAATGTCTTATTCAAATGGTATGATGAATTTTTTCCCATATCTTCTGTATGAAAATACAATCCATTATATTCAACCCCAATCTTTAATTCAGGAATAATTAAGTCAATCTCTTTCCCTTCCAATAATTTTCTATTTTTACCTTTATAAATTTCAAAACCCAAACCTTCAATAAATTCTTTAATTTCTGTTTCCCCTTTTGATGTCCAAGTAGGTTGAAAATTAATATTGGTTTCTTTTATCTTTTCACTTAAAATATTGGAGACAGTTTCGGATACAATTTTAGAATTTGGAAATCTTAATTTATAGTTTTCAACTGTTATGTTGTGCTTATTCATAAGATGAGTATTAGAAATAGTTCTCATTTTTTCATTACACAATTGACATATAACGAAGTTTTCTTGTAATAATAACTCTTTATTCCTATCTATTTTTTTAACGTGATTTGGGTGGTATTTTATTTCATTTGGGAATTGAATCAAATAGTCATCAAGACTTATATTATGTTCTTTTTCTATATGATTTGTAAAACATCCAGATTTATTGTTAATGTCAGTTGTTTCCCACTCACATAATTCACATTTTCTTTTTTCACTTTCTATTTCAATAATATCAAAATATTCTTCAAACCATTTTTTACCATTAATTTGTTCATATTTTTTTCTTTGGTAAGTATTTGCCGGAATATTCACATCACCATATATTTCCATTATATGTCTTGTTAACCCACCTGATAAATTATTTGGGTCATTAATTGTAATATTTGTTTTCTTACATTTGGCAACAAGTTCTTTATCCGAAATATACTTGGTTACTTTTGATTTTTCTAATTCATTAGAATTACCAAATTTAATCTGTCCACCTCTCTTTTTAATTTCAACATTATTCTCTTTAAGAATCTGACTAATCTTCTTATGTCCAACCTTAAACAATTCAGCCAATTTATGAGTGGAGTATCCATCACTATATAATTGAATTATATTTTGTATCTCTGATAATGACATAGTTTTTATTTAATTATAACACATATAAATATCTATATCAATCCATTTAATTTTAAGCCAAAAAAAAGAGGGACATTTTATTGTCCCTCTCGTCAAATATTACTATGATTGATTATCTCAATTCTTGTAAGTCAAATGTTCTAACACCATCAACTGTAATTCTCGCATAGAAACGGTTGTTAACCATCTTTTTCGCGTATCTTGTCATAATACCTTTGATAGGTGTGAAGTTGAATGGGTTATACATTGTAGGTGTCAATTGAAGTGGAACATACGGAGCGTAGATGTAACCAGTATCAAGAAGTGATGTACCTTTATGTCCGATTAACACTTGGTTAGGTGGGAAGTAAGGGTCACGATATACTTGGTATCTACCTGCTAATGTACCTACTCTTTCAATACCCATATTGTATTGGTCTTGTTCAGGAGAAGCGTTTGATACGTGGAAATATTCCAAATCATCAAAGATTGCAGAAACCTCAGAGGAAACAACGATCCAGTTAGCACCACCTCTAAGAGTAGATTTGTGGATTTGTGCTGACAACTGATTGATTGCAGTAATCAATGTTTGGTTCCAGTCTTTTTGAGTGTAAGAAGTAGTTTGAGAAAGTCTTCTCCAACCGTTATAATCCCATCTCAAGTTCCAAGCTGCACCTTTACGTAAGTCACGAAGAATTTCTCTATCGATTTCAGCCGCAACTTGTTCAGAAAGAAGTGCTGTCAATTCTGCCTCAGCATCAATGTTGTGGAAAGCCGCAACGTCTTGAGCCAATTCAGGTGACCATTGTGCTCTAAGTTTTCTTTCACTTACAGAAACAGTTACTGATTCAAGGTCGAAAGATACCTCACCGATTTTATCTTCGAATTCAAGTTCTTCATATCTTCTCCAAATAGCAGTAAATGAAGTAGCTGAAGCAGCTGAGAATACAGTTGCACCTGTGTAACCATCCAAAGTGTTTGAACCGTCACAAGTAGCACAGATAGGACAAGATAAATCAACTTCAAGATAGATACAACCTTGAGGGTCACAAACACTATCAAATGAACCACCATTACCTTCTGATTTAGTACCAGATGCGAATGGGAATGAAGTATTAACTCTCTTAGAAGTTGGGTTAACGATTGATTTACCATATTGTTGAGTTACAACTCTGAATAACAATGGAGTACCTGCAGTTACAGGACAAGTTGTATTAGCAGAGAAAGCGGAAGTTGCAACGATTTTAAGGTCAGATAAGAATGTTTCAGAATCAACCTCAGCACCATCAGGACCGATTAATTTACCATAACCTGCATAATCATTCCATCCACAAAGTTTCATGATAACTTTTCTTACATTATATTGAGTTGTTGTGAATCCTGTAGAATTAACCAAATCACCATTAGACCAAGTAACTAATTGAGTATTCTGAGAAATAGCAGTCCAACGACCTTTTGAGTAATCGAACAAACCCGGAGGGTTCAAACCAGCTTCATTACCTTCATAGAACAAGTCATAAAGATTTTTAGCGTAAGCACCTGTTCCTGTGTAACCTGCGTTTACATCAACATTAGAATAGTTACCCGGAGAACCGATTGGTGAATAGTGTTCACCTGAGTAAGAATAACCACCATCAGCAGTTGAACCACTTGCGTTCTGATAACCTTGGATTTTAGGTACGAAGTAGAACAATTTACCGATAGGTAAGTTCATTGCTTGTACAGATACGATATCATTTGCCAACAATTTAGAGAAAACACGTCTAACGATTGGGAAAACAACTGTTTCAAACGCACCGTTTGAACCTTCAGAAGTTGCTTCGTTAATCAAGAAAGATGCTTGGTTTTCATATAATTGTGCAACATTTTCTTTTAGGTGGCCTCTAAGACCTTCAAGGAATCCTAATTTATCCCATTTGTTAATAGTATCTTCTTTGATAACTTTAAGGTGTTTCAAACCAATGTTACCAACAAGACCCGATTCTAATAATGCTCCCATTTTGTATTTGTTTTTGTTTTAATCTTGTTTATTGTTTATTTCATTTTTGTCATCAAATCCTTCATTCTAAGGAATTGAGGATTTTCATAAGTTTTTGATTCAATCAAATTAATTGCTGAACCATTTGTTGGAACTCTTTCAATTTGTCTTTCGATTGATTCATTAACTTGTTTAGGTTTAGAAGTTTCTAATTCTTCTTTAATTGTTCTGTATAAATTTTTTGATTCTTTGATTGTTTGTACATCATCAAATCTTTTCAAGATATTAATTTTTTCCTGTTTTGAAGTTGTGTGTTCAGTGAACAATCTAGTTGCGTACGCCAAGTTTGAATTGAATGTTGCAACTTCATTAAGTTTATTTCTGAAAATATTTAATGCTTTTCTGTACTCTTCATTTTTCTCTTTAAGTAATTTAACTTCTTGATCAGATGTTGATTCTACTCTTAAATGACGAGGTGCCGCTTTTGGTTTAGGAAGTCCTTCTCTACCCCAATATTTACCATTACCTAAAGTTCTTGATGCTTCTTTTGTTTCAACTTTTTTAACAGTAGATTTTTTTGGTTTTTCAGAAAATCCTTTCAAATTAACTTCGGGTTCAATTTTGAATTTTTTAGCAGAACCTGTGCCCATTGTTTTATTTGCGGATTTTTTAACTACATCAAAACCACCTTCCATGTTTGGATTCTTGGAGAATTTGTATGACGGCTTGTAACCTTTATTGATTTTTTTTGATTCATTCATATAACCTTCATAGGTTTCCTCAAAATCATCTTCATCAACTTCAATTTCATAAATTGTTTGGTCTTCGTTCATGTCATCATCTTCCATTGTGTCGTATTCGTTCATATATGATTCATTTGATTCTTCATAAGTCGTCATGTCATCATCTTCCATTGTGTCGTATTCGTTCATATATGATTCGTCATAAGGCATCACATTATCGTCAATTTCAACTTCATACATAGTATCTTCTCCCATTAAATCTTCATCAGATTCTTTTACAATCATATACTCTTTATTTGTTTCATTGTCTTTGATTCTAATATTATCATTATCATCACTCACAACTTCAATTTCGTCATTATCATCCAATAATTTGAATACTTTTAATACTTTTGACATTGGTTCTTGTGTCATGTTAAAAGTATTATCATCCATGTCATCATCGCCCATGTCATAAGCATCCGCTCCCATTTCAACATCAACATCAAGTTCCTCGTCATCCATGTCAGGTTCTTCCATGTCAGGTTCTTCCATGTCAGGTTCTTCCATATCATCATCTTCCATGTCATCATCGTCCATGTCATCAACCTCTTCTTCATCATCTTGTTCTTTAAGAGATTCTTTTACTAATTCCTTGATTTCTTGTCTCATAGTTGAGGCAAGTATTCCTTTTGCATTTTCGGAAACTGCTTCTTCCAAATTTTTCATTTGGATGATTGCTTCCTCTAAAATTGATTTTCTTTCAGCCATTTTATTTTTTTTTGATTTTATTATATAAATATAACAGTTTATTAAAAAAAACATTTTTAGTATATAAACGTAAATTTTTTTTATATACTCAAACAATAAATATTATCATTTTGATAAAATGAAAAAGGACAATCAATTTTTTTTGATTGTCCTTCCAAGAATAATCTTGTAATTTTATTCTATTACTTCATCAATTTTACTTTCAACAATTGCTGTTATTCTCCACTCTTGAGTATAATGTTGAAATATTTTGGTAATTTTTGCTTCAACATCTGTGCAATTGTATCCACTAACCAATTTTTCTTCTTTTTTCTTTTTGATTTTTCCTGTTTCTTCGTCTTCAAAATCAATCTGAATTCTAGCAATAAAGTATTTTTGTCCGTCTTCCATTTTTTAAAAAATTTTAATTAATAACCCAAATAATTATTCAATTTATTCATTAAGTCAAGTGATTTTTTACCAAAAGCACCAACATTAACATCTAACATTCTATTTTTATCTTCTTCCAAATTTTCATCAACCAAATGTTTATCTTCTTTATTTAAGAAGAGGTACGCACCTGGTGTACTAGGGGATGATACCAAGTCAAAACAAATTAATTCAAAATCATCCTGTACTTCATTTTGATCTCCAACTTTTTTCAATGAACCGACACCCCTTGAAGATATCCCCAATGTAACTCCTTGTCTTAGGTAATTGGCTGCCATGTCTCCTTTCGTAGATACAATACCTCTTTCATGAAATCCCGGACTTGTCAAAAGTTTCAACTTACCTAATAAAACAGGACCTTCCCACCATACATCTGTAATAATATGTGATACCCTATCTAAATCAATTAGAGAACTCTCAGGATGGTTTAATTCAGATAGCGATGTACCTTTATTTATAATTTTTTTATAGTTGTCTGCTTCTCTCTTTAAAATCTTTTCAGGATAAATTCTACCATTTCGATTTGGTGTATTATATTTTTGTAGTACTGCATAAAATTCGAAAGGTTTAGAATGATCTAAAAAACTTTTTTGTTCCAAAATAAAGGAATTATGTTCACTTCTTGGGGAAACCCATCCATCATTTTCAATCAATATTCCTTTACCTGTTTCACCAGGATTAATTATTCTTAAATTCATAGTGTTTTTTTTATAATAAATATTAAAGTTTTTATATTTATTATTTATCTATGCGATTTTTGATTTTTTTGTAAGTGAGAACGTGAAATATTTATTGTTTGATAAATTTTCTTGAATGATTGTTTTAGTGATATTTTTAAGTAATTCTTTTAATTTTGTAGATTTGAAATCGTCAATCGATTGTTTAAGATATAAAGTTATTTCCAAATTTAAAAATGATTTTTTTTCTAAAAATAATCCACTCGACCTTAAATCTAAATCAACAATAAAGTTAGGTTCAAAATAAATTTTATCTAA